AGGCATGTGCGAAATACAAAGGCGCGGTATCAACCGCCTTCGTATGCTGATAGGTAATCCCCTGGCAGGTACACCTCTTGGGACCAACAATACGGAAAGTCGGGAACGTCTGGAGGGTCTGCCTAGCGGGAATGTGTAAAGATCACCAGCAAGAATGGCAGGCTAGGGTGTTCTATCATCAGATGCTTGAATCCAGTGCAGCACAGCAAGCTCACGATCTAGTAGATAAGAATCCTGCTGACTGAACCATTGCTGCCATTCTTCGCTGCCCTTCTTTCGATTGCATGGCCTGCAAGCTGGCACAAGGTTAGTCGTCACAGTAGCGCCGCCTTTATGGCGCGGCTTGACGTGATCTAACGTGTCAGCTGCATCTCCGCAGTAAGCGCATTGATGCTGCCATGCCTCAAAGATTTGCTGCCTGAATCTATGTTTTGCACTGCGTTTTGGGATGAGGTTTGCGCCATCAATGCAGTGATCCACGCAGTGGCTTCAATAATCCCATCGTACCTTTGGCTTGCCGCGACGCATTCCTAAATGCACAAATCCTTTAGGCGCACCGTAGCCGAGCGAATACGGCCAGTTTGCATCGCACCACTCTTGCACGTGGTTGATGTTGACTTCACGGATGTAGAAATCAACCGCACCAACGTCAGGTGCGTCGTATAGGTGCTCGCTGCCACTGGAGCCACCTACCGCTGCATTGATGGCACGCGGGCGATAGCCACTAGTGATGACCACAGGCTTGCCGCCAAACTTGACACGTGCACGCTCAAGGAATGCCGCTAGTTCTGCTGCCGTGTCGAGCTGGTATTGATGGTCAAAGCGCCGTGCTTCTTGAAATAGCGCAAACTCACCAAGCTGCACGTGCGGTGTGATGCGAGCTGTAAATGCACTATTGGGCGACAGCTTGGCTGGATCCTGCTGCTGCTCACCGGCCCATAACCGGCCCTCTGCGCGGCGACGACGCAGCAAACCTGTCTCTACAGCGCTGCCTGGGTTGCGGTATAGCTCCATTGTTGCTGGCACTGCCTGCCAGTCTTTGCCGGCAAGGCATTTACTGATCGTCTCAAAACCAGTGCTGCCGTAGAACCCGGCGCCAAGGTTATAGGCGAAGGAGATCAAAGCGCATTGCTTATTGCTCGTCATCTCACTCCAAAACGGCACGCTGTTGCGCAGTTTTGCGGCAATACGCTCCACTTCAAGCGCCAGCAACTGATCGGCATCAATTACGGTGATCTTGTCACCGCGTTGCACCTTGCGGCCATCTGGATAGCGCGTAGTGCCATAGCCGATGGTTGCCACCTCCCATCCGTGCAGCGGATCTGGATAAGCGCTGAGGTGCACGCCCTCGAACTCTTTAATGAGCTTTATGGCTGGCTCATAATTATGCAGCCTGCCGCCAGCCTGCCAAGTCTTGTACCACGGTTGGTCCCTATTAAAGACTTCAGGCGCAACTTTTAATAACTCAGCCTCTAATTCAGAGATGGCCGCCATTTGATGCGGCGTGCCGTGTTTGTAGTACTTAAACAGATCGCTCAGCTTGATCATCGCTTGACAAACGGAGTGATCACGCCAGCAAGGATCTCAATGGCCCTATACATCTTGACTGCTGCCTTGGCTGTAGCGCTAAGTGCCGCATTGTCTTTAGGCGTAGGAGTCAAGTTAACTACGATCAACGCAACGCCGTGGATGGCAACGACTAAAGCGATGTAATCAGCAAAACGATCCATGACTAGCGCGCCCGTGGCTGTGCTTCTAGCTTAGATACCCTTTGCTCAACCGTATTCAGCCGCGTAAACGTTTCCTTGCGATCTTCCTTTATGTCGGTGTGGAGTACCTCAAGCTGCGTGGCGATGTGTTCTACTGCACTTGTGAGCCGTATTACGGCGTCGCGTGCTTCGTCGCTACGTCTGCTGAACCCCATCGCGCCCATAGCCGCCACGGAAATTGATGCGCCAGCGATGGCGGCTACAACTTCAATCATGGCGACAATAGCTACCTAATCAGATTAGCGTCCTTGACCGCGAAGGGCTTTTTTGCCGCGACGACGTGGGCGCGAATGCTGTCCCATTCCCTGACTGGTGGTTTTAGGACGACCGGCTTTGTGGTCAACGCGCCCCAGTGCGGTCTTGGATTTTACGGCCATGTGCTGATTGCGACCCGCTTCCAGGTATCGGTTGCGGTGCAAATGTAGATGTACGAGCTGTCCCAAGCAACTTCACCCGCAGTACCTGTATCGGAGGCGGACGCTGGAGTATGCGTTGGCAGGATTGGGCGAACACCAAGCGTGATGTTGGCAGCAGTAATTGCCAGCTCAGTGGTTAACGTTCCAGCTGCAGAAACCTTGAGTTCAAGTTTGCCGTCTTCTGTGCCATCGCTGGCATCAACGATGCTGCCAACAACCTGCGCGTAATCAATATCCTCGGGCGTTGCATTGTCGTTCTTGCTGCGGAAATACAGCGAGCTAATTACATCGCCATCTTGCCCGGCGGCGCTATTGCGGTGGTGGTAGAGGGTGATATCACCAGCAGAAGCGGAATCGACAAGCTTGGATTCAATTTGTAGCGTCGTTCCAGCAAGTGTGCTGTAGGTAATGTGTACCGGGTATAGCGGTGTTGCTTCACCAATACCTACCTTGCTGCCGTACAAACGCACACGGCTGGCAGTTGTTCCCGTGTCCGAAGACATAAGATCCAAGATGCCGTCTTCAGTGCCGTTTGTTGCAACCTTGATGCCGGCAGTAATCTGTGCGTAGGCATGAGTATTGGCGGCAGAGTCTTTACCGCGAAACTCAATGTTGCCAAGGTTATCGTTGACAGCGGGACTAACGCTATTGCGATACAACACCACATCGGGCGCAGTATCTAACCCAGAATCGGTATTTTCAATGATGACCTGATCGGTCGTATCACTGCTGAAGAGATGCAGTTGAGCAGCAGCTGTACCAGTGCCAAGTTGGAAGCCAGCAGTGGTAAATTTGCCGGTAAAAGTGCTGTTGTTGCTAACCGCTACTTCATTGGCACCGCTGCGGTAAATGCCGCTAATTCCGGTATCTGCTGTAAAAGCAAGACTAGGTGCGCCAGCAGTGCCGGAAGGCAGACTGCGGTTTAGTGTTTCATATTTGATTTTCTTGTTTTTGTCGGCGTTTGCCGCTTCGGAGCTGTCGATGATCGGCAGAAAATCATCAGCCGCCGGGGCTAGAAGTTCCGTTAGGTCTGTAATCTTACGGTCAGCCATCAATCAAGACCAAACAGTTCTTTAAGTTCCGCCACGGTCAACCCAGCAGCTTCCAGCTTCTGCTCAGTGGTGAGTACTGGGGCTGGTGGGGGCACTGGGGCAGGCTCGGGGGTGTTGCCTTCAGAGAGCCACTTCAGGTACGCCTGGTAGTCGGTGTTGCCCTCAGCAGGTGGGATGAAGGCGTTGTCCGCAATGCGGAGGATTAAGTTGTTTTGAGTGAGTTGGTAGGTCATGGGTTACAGCTCGGCGGCGGCGGTTCCTTGTCCAGGTGTATAAGCAACTCCTGAACCTATTGATTCTGCATAAGAAGACATACAATCAGCGTATGCAGTTTCAACTGCTCCAGTGCCAATGGTTACAGTCGGTGCCTGACGCATTTTTACAGGAAATCCAATGGAACTTTGAACTGCGATTGTGCTGCCGGTAAAGTTACGCATAATTGGAAGATTGCCTTTCCAGTAATACCTCTGACACAACGCCAGCTCCTGCCCGTAGCTCCTGCGCTCAAACGGGGTGGCGACGGTGCCGGGTTCAAGTTGGACATCAGTGAGGTAGAGAAAGTCTCCGGCCGTGGTGTCAGTTACATCAGACCAGATAAATACAATAATGTTGGTTGTACTTGCCGTGTCAATGTTGGCCGTTAGCGAGTAAGTGGCGTAGCTAGTGGTAACACTTAAGTTTGCAGGAGTGTTTTCGTAAGTAGCATTTGCAATTAGCGTTGGGTTGGTGCCTTCTGCGCCCCATGCGCTGATGATGTCACTTGTAACTGTATCTGCCGTGCCAGACCATGCAACAACAGCAGCTTTTACATTGTCCAACTTGGTAGTAGCACTGACTTTAGCTTTGAAGCTAAGAGTTACGGTGCCGCCTGTTAGCCCAACGCAATTATCACTTTCAATAATTTGCGCAATACCAAACTTCTTGTTAGCTGTTTCAACATCAAGGGCAATGGCATATTTCTGATTAGCTGGTACAACTGACGTTTCTCGTGTTACATCAATTGCATCGTTACCATCGCTGAGGATATACCAGCGATCCAACGTGTATGCGTCATTGTCGTTTGCGCTGGCTACGAAGCTCGTAGCCCTTTGCGCAATGGCAAAGTCACCGTTGATAATGCGGTTACGGAAGCCAGCCAGCGGTCCACCGTTGAGGTTTTTAACCCTTACTTCGTTGGTGCCAGCATCAACAACGAATAGGTTTTCTTCCGTGTCGCCTTCAATTCGGAAGTCAACGTCTGCGCCAGTGTCGTTAAAAACAACTTCAGTGGCAGCGTTGAAATTGACGCGCTCAACACCGGCAGTGGAAACAGCAACCTGATCAGTGCCAGGGCTGTAGAAGCCGGAGTCAGTGCCGCTGGCCTTGAAGTAAATCGACGGGGCGCTATTTGTGCCGTTTTCCACCGGCAGCGTATCAAACTCGCCGTCCAGCTGCCGCAGCGTGACCCAGCCGCTGTTGGTGCTATTGCGGATCTTAAGTAGGTTGTTGGTGGTATCAGCCCAGAACTGATAGGCGTAGGTCGTCGTTGGTTCGGTTGTGCCGCTGTGGTTGGTGAAGACCGCAGCAAGCTGGTTGTTGATGTCGGCGCGTACCGCAGCGCCTGAACCATTACTGACGATGCCGTCTGCTTGTGCCATTGTCAGATTTCTTCAGTGCCGTAGCCAGACGCTACGTATTGGAACTGCCTGCTGACTGCTGTGCCACCGGAGTTCTTGAACGTCACCATGAAGCCCGTACGGGAAGGCGAAGTGATCTCATAATAGTCCCCAGTGCCAAGATTGAAAGCTGTAACACCAAGTGCTGGCGTTTCGTAAAACGGCTTGGCGTAGGTGACGGCGTAAGAAGCAGCGGTGGTGGTCAGCGTGGTACTGCGCTCAGTGCGGCTTTCCAGCTGCATGACGTAGCCCAGCTCGGTCACAAGAGGTGTTTGGTCGTCGGCGCTGGTGGTTAGCTCGCACTTGAACTGGAATTGGCGTCCGGTATAACGTCCTGCTCGCAACGGGATCCAATCGCCAAAATCAATGTCGGATTCCAACTCAAAGTCGTCGCCGTCTTCCAAAAGTAATTTGTCGCCATCTTCCAGCAACAGGAACTCATCGACCGTGGCGTCTGGGCTTGTGCGGAAATAAATGTCTGCGCTGGTGTCATCGGGAATCAGACCATCAAAGTCGCTCCAGCGGTCAATCTCATTGGTGCGGTCATCAATCGTATCTGCCGGATACAAACCAGTCGTAGAAAGGATGCGACTAAAAACGACGCTGTAATTGCCGCCAATATCAAGAATGTTGCGGAAGTAATAACGTCCAGTAGTGCCACGAATGCCGTAAAAGTCAAACGAAGTAAGGGCGTCAATGTCTGGCACACCATCAATCGTGGCATCGCCATCTAGCACCAAGCCGTCATATTCATCGCTGTAAAAGGCGCCATCAACTTGCCCTTGGAATGGCGGAGTTGTGGTGTCTTCCCGAACAGTTGTGATGTTGAAACGGGGAATGGGATTAGGAAGATCAATCGTTGCGCTGACAGCATTGTTACTGCGACGTCCACTGCGATCTTCAAACTTGATCAGATACTCGCCTTCAATCAGCGGCAGAATTGCCTGCGCAGTATTGGCGGTAATTGATTGCGATACCAGCGTGGAGCCCGCCCATTCGCCAGTGCCGTCTGTTTTGCTGCTGTGGCGGATAACAGCGATCAGTTCAAAGCTGTTAGCCGCAATCGGTTTGTTCCAGCGCAGCAGAACTTGGTCGTTACCGAAAGCCTCGATGGTGACGTTTTGCGGATCAGGCGGCAGCGTTGGATCGTAAATGCTGGTGCCATCTGCAGGAGTTGCGATCGTGGCAGTAGACCAGATTGATTTGCGCTTGAGCGGCAACTGCCCAATGGCGCGCACTTCAAACTTGACCGTAGTGCTGGGCGGCAAATAATCAACAAAGTACGAAGCCTCAGTTAACTCGCCTGTGATGTAATTTCCTTCGCCAATTTTGTAGCGAATTTCAAAACCAAACGTTTGCCCATCAGTGGCACGCGACCATGCGGCTTGTAGGCGGTTTGCCTTGTTGTTATTGACGACAATCTGCGTGTTTGTGAGCGTCAGGTTGGTGACAGGATCGGGGTTAGTGTCGTAACTGGTAACGTCGTTAAATGTCAGATTCGTTCCAGTGTCAACAGCGTTATAAATGCTGTCATTGTGAACAACGCCTGTGATGCTGAATTGTCCGTCACCGTTATCGGCAACGCTGATACAACGGAACTTCTGTTCTTTTAGTGCCGAGCTGCTGATGCTGTAAATCGCTTGCGATTGCGGCGCAGTTGTAAATGCAGTGCCAATGTTGACAACAGCGCCAGCGACGGAGGTGATGCTGCGGGTTTCAACGCTTCCGTCCGGCAGGATGCAGGTAATTTCGTGGCTGCCACCAGATGGCAACGTGATCGTCTGATCACAGGTAATTGCAGTTGTGGTGACGCTGCTGATGCGACCGGCAACACGGGTGCCCTGACGAAGGCGATCAGCAACAGCAAAGACCTGCCCAGGCAGCACCACCGCACCAGCCAAGCCGGTGGTAAACGTAACCGTGTCGCCTTTTAGTTCTTCGGTCTTGAGAATCCATTGCCCAACGCGCTGGGCTTGCCATTTGGACGTGGCACCAAAGGCGACGATTTCGCGGATTTGATAGCCGTACTTGCTGATCAGATCGCTGTTTTCAACGACGACGTAGTTCGACTTGTAGAAATTTTCAGGGTCGTTGTAGCGGACGCGGATGCTGGTGGCGCGTGATTTTAGCGAGCTGCCGGAATACTCAAATACGCCATCAATAACGTTGGCATTGGTGTATACGTGCGCTGGTGAGATGTTGGTGCCGTCCAAATTGCCGTGATCTGCAGCAGCCTGCACCACGTCGGCAGACCAGTACAACAAACCACGGAACACGCTGGCCAG